CAACTAAATGCAATATTTTTTCTTTATATTGCGTAAGAATATCAAGAGTAATTGCTTCGTTTTCTTGATTATAGTCGTTCTTAAAGTCGTTATATTTGGCTATTTGTGAGCCAATAGTAAGTGCGTATGATTCCCCACTTGCTTCAGCAGAACCTTCTGCCCAATCGCCAGCCCACAATCTTTGTTCTATAAACAATAATTGCGTTGGGTGCGGAAATGTTTCTTGAAGATGATAGTTTGGTGTTAATGAAGTGAATCCATACTCTATTGTTACTTCAGAATCAGCAGCCTGTTCGTCTGCAACTGGTGTTAATAAGCTACCCCATGCAATAATTTCATTGTTTTTAGGGCTATAGCCTTCCACTCTCATATATGCGCCATTTTTTGGGAACTGTATAATTGTTCCTGTTGGTATTTTTTCAATTATCAGCGACATATTTTGCAAAGTATTAGAAAGATTTGTTGTAATAGAACTAAATACTGTTGAAGATATTACTGCGCCACCAAAGCCCGATGTATCTGTTGCAATATACGGTTGAAAACCACTACTGTCATGGTTAAAGTTAAGGCTTGGAATATCTGTTGTGGTTATCTTTTTAGTTTTTGTTCCGTCTGGTGCATACCAACCACCAACAAAATAAAATACTTCTTTTGTAAGAGAATAGGTTGTATCTGTGTAAGAAGCAATTTTTATCTTAAATATCTGTGGATCACATGCTATCAACAAGTAGTTATTCTGTTGCGCATAAGAAAGCGGATGATATTCTTTTACTGTGTCTTTTCTAAACTGTGTTGATAATCTTATAGCATCGTCAGTAAAATCAAATTTATATACGATTTTTCCGTCTTTGACACGCATACTTTCGGCAGGTGTTAGATTTCCATGAATACAAAGCAAAATATAATCGTCTTCGCTGATATAAAATGGAATTACCTGCATGTGTGGGTCATATCTGAAATAACAATCCATTACGCTAGGGTCTGTAATAGATTCCAAAATCTTAATTGCGGGTCTACGAGATACATTGCCGTAAATATCAGGCATGCAGTTTTCCATGAGTTCAACGGAAGCCATGGTTATACCAGTGTCGGTTCTTTCTTCCAGTGCTTCTGCTGTTTCCCCCCTAGACCACTTAACTCGTTTCTGTTGGCTTTGCATTACATTCCCCCACCCATTTTACCACGAATCCACAACAACGGATTACCGTCAAGTGAATCGTGTTTGTTGCGTTTAGAGTCGATGTTCTTTGCTTTACGGAAGAAGAAGGGTTCTTCCCCTGTCAGCAACTGTTGTCTTTGCATATCTCCATTCAGATATCCGTTTAATCTCTGTGCCAAAAATACCTTAAACCAGTCCACGAATTCCACTGGGAATACTGCTTCGTCAACATCTGCCACATATTTTATACGCAATCTCTTATTGTTAGCATATATAACAGTACCGATTGTTGTATAATCAGCAAGTATGTTTATTTGTTCAGCAGGGAAAGCGGCAATATAACCAAGCAAATCTGTTGGCAATAATGTTGCTCTTGTGTAATTCCCTACTGTTTTGGCTTCGTTTATGCCCGTAAGAGAGATTTCTTGAGCCGTATCTGTGTTATCTATGTATTCCAAGTATATCGTCTGTGTGTCGATATAAATCTTGTTTTCATCGTTTACGTATTCTGTTATCTGTTCGGTCTTTGTGTCGTCTGTGTATATTGTAAAAGCAGATGAAGGCTTTCTGTCCGCAGGGAACGCAACCACGTATTCAAATGTCGGAACTACAGTGTATTTAAACGCCCAAGACCACTGATACATTGTCAATGCAACTTTCTTTGCCAACGCATACTGGGTATTTATGATTTCAATATCTGTGTTACTAGTATCTGTCCAGTCAGTGATGGTTTCATGGTTTAATTCCATGAGAGCAAGATTTTTGATTTCATTGGCTGTAAATGCCATGGCTTACTCCTTATTCAAACTCTTCTGGTTGTGGTCTTGGGTCTTTTATTTCTGTATAATCTTCAATCTTTACACTCACATCATGAATATATACAGAATCAAATAATTCGCCGTCTTTTGTAAAGACCATACCTTCATCTGGCGTATAAAATGTATTTTCTTGCACAACTTCCATTCCTTGTGGTATTTTATCACAATATACAACGGATATACCATTTAATTTGCCTAAGTACGCTTTATGTTCTTTCATCGTTATATTCCTTATTCTGTTGCAGGTAAGTCAAAAGCCAAGTGTATATAACTAGCATCACCACCAAATGTCGGATAACCAGTTAAGGTCGAAGCATCGAATGTATGATTCGGGTCTGATGGGTCAAAGTTCGATGGAAAATGAATAGTACATCCGCCTGTTGCTTGTGAACCTGTGGAGGTATCACACAAATATCGGAGTTGTGTTTGTGAAGAAGCAAATGTAGATGCTTTAACTGCTCTAAAATAAATATTTTGCAAAGTTTTACAACCATAAAAAATACTTAAATAAACATTTTGACCAAAACAAGATGTCCCAGATATTGTAGTTAATTTTGGAAAGTCTGCCGTAGTCAAACCACTACAACCCGAAAAAGCAGCAGCAAGGCAATAGTTACCTGTTAACTCTTCTAAATCATCCATATCTATTGTTGTTAAACCATAACAATTATAAAAACAATAATTCAATGCGTACATGCCGCTTATAGTTTTAACATTATTCAAACCAGTAGAAGTTAAGTTTGTTTGACCATAAAAACAATATTGAAGTGCATATATACCAGATATCGTTGTTAAAGAATTAGCGTTCTTTAGTGCTGTTCCTGTTAAAGTTCCTCCAGTTATGTAAGAATAATAAGCGTATGCTAAAACATATGGAGATAAATCTGTTATACCAGTTAAATCGATAGTTTGATTACCATTTGTCAAAATATTATTTTGTTTACTTTTCACAACATAATAATCTGGTGCTGTTGTTGGAACTTGGACATCAGCAGAAGCATACCCTGCAACATCATGTGTGCCGTTGGTTGTAATCTGTTTTGTTCCGCTTGGTTTCTTTCCGCCTAATTGTGAATTTATAATCATAACTCAACCCCTTAGTTCAAGATTACAACATTAACAGATATGTTATTTGTTGGGTCTGTCGTGCAAGTAAATGTCAAACTATTTGCGCCCTGTGCTATGCAAAGTATTTCTGCATCTGCATAATCTGATGCACTTGCCGATGCTGGCGATACGATAACAGTATTATCTGCCGTTACACCACTCACAGTTTTTGTTTGACTATGAGATACCCAATCTGTTGAAACTAACGATATTGTACTTGTTTGCTGTGTTACTGCACCTATTTCTTGCGCTGTTGGTACAGGTTGAGCATTTGTTCTTACCCAAGAATATGTAACAGTATCTTCCTCAACAGAACAAGTAAATGCAATCACATCTGCATCAACAGGTGTTCCTGTGAATGTAAAGCCATGATCTACATAATCTTCGTTGTATTCAAAGAAAGTTGTTATAGTGTTATCTTCTGCATCTTTACCAACCAATGTCCAACCACCGCCAGCGGCATCGTATGTCATTGTTCCACTTACGATTGGCGTTGGGTCTGCACCTGCTTCTGTCAAGAAACTTGCAAAGTCATCGCCTGAGCAAGCAACCGTTGTGCTTGATAATGTTGCCGCTTCGAACGACACTGTGCCAGTGTATGTTGCACTTTTTTGGCATTCATAGATATATCCATGCGTATAACTAGCATCTGTTGCGCCTGTGAACAGATAAAAATATCCAAGATTATCAGCACTAGCTGTTGGCAAAACGTCTGCATTAACAACTTTAGACAAATCAACACTTCCACCTGCTTCAACTTTTGTTACGGTTACAACACGGTTTGTTATATCAGTAACGATATATTCTTCGTCAGGATTTGTTTTTGTTTGTGGGATAACTGTAATTCTATCGCCTAATTGTAAACCCAAAGATGCAGGGAAGAAACCAGGGTTGGTTACCGTGCTATTGTCCTTGTTGAAATATCTGTAATAGCAAACACCGCCAAAGATAGATTTTACATTACTAGCATCTGAGCCAAAGTTATCAAGGTTGAAAGACATGTTTTCTCCTTTATTGTTTTATCGAATCCCAACTAATTAGCCAGGATTCGACAAAGCAACAACGTACTTTAAGCAAACGCTGTTACGGTTACTGTACTGCCAGAAACAGCAGATACATAGTACCACGCATCAGCATTTGATAAAGTTGCTGGAATAACACATATTCTGTCGCCTACTTTCAATCCCAAGTTGCCTGGGAAGTAGCCGGCTGTTGTTATTGTGTCGCCATCAGCGTTGAAATAACGATAGTAACATACGCCACCCAAAATGGATTTTGCATTTGCTACTTCAGAACCAAAGTTTTGTAATTTAAAAGCCATTGTATCCCCCTTTCGTTATTAAGCCGCTGCCAATTCGATACCAACGATACCTTTATCATCGATAACTACAGAACCTGCTGAACACCAGAAGGAGTGATAGTAACCATGATATTGTGGTGTATCTGCTACGTGGACATCACGGATTTTACCGATAAATGTACCGATAGCTTTCTTGTCGAACAAGAACGCCATTACACCACCGTTAGGGCCGGCTGGCAATTTGTAGTCTGGGTCTGCACTTGCAACGAATTCCCAGTTGACACCCATCCATTTTTTAACTTCAGAGCCGGAAACCAATGGGCGATAGTCGTTGGTTAAGAAGTTTGTCCAAGTTGTATCGTCTTCCATGTCCTGTTGCATTTTGGTTGGACCAACGATAGTCAATTCATCCATCGATACAGCGTTATCACGCAACAAACCTTTCGCTTCAGAGATAATATCTGTGGACATTGGGTCTGTGTGATGGTCTAACAACATGTTAGTATCGTCAAAACCTGCGTTCAAAGCATCGATAACGATTTGACCGATACCACGGTTCAAAGCATAGACAGCATTGTCTGTGTTGACACGTGCTTCGTCAATATTCAATTTTGGTGCATTGCGATATTCGATAACGAAATCAACATACAAATCTTGTACAGTAGCTGTAACAGGTGCGTATGTCATTTGTTGCGGAACACCGATTGCGCCTGGAACTAAACGTTGTGCGACAAATTTGCCAGACACAGCGAAACGAGCATCTTCCCCTTTTTCGCCTGAGCGGATTGTTGTACCAGCAATCAAGTTAGAAGATTTTTGTTGATAAGCTTCTTTGACTAAAGGGTCAAAGTAGGTAATGTACATATCAAGGATTGAAGCCATTTTATTCTCCTTTGTTTGGCTTGTTAAAGTTTTACAAAGGATATAATGTCGGGCCAATTTAATTGTTTTGTGGGTCGTTTCCTTTCTTTAAAGAACCGTCGGGCCACTGATTTAAATCGGGTCTTTATACCTTTCAAGTAGATTATACGCACGATTTTTTATTAAAAGCAAGTATTTTTTTGTTTTAATCCCTAAATAGTACGTATTATTCTTTCTTTTATATAATATATAATGTAAATGGTTGAAAGATACTTAAAAAAGAATCAAGTAAAAACAGATAGTTATACGAAAAAACTTGCCTAAAAAAAGGCAAAAAAAAGGCAAAAAAAAGGCAAAAAATAAATTTTAGGATGGATATTGACAAGGAGAGAAGACGATGATAATATATGTTTTGAAAGGATGATTGCGGCGCCAAAAGAGTTTCGGAAAAACCGAAAAGATTACCCAGGAATACCGCAATTGTTTCTGGGTATTTTTTTTAAAGGAGAAAAAAGATGGTAAACAAGACCACTAATTATCATTTTCTAACAGTTGGTATAGAACAACCAACAGAAACATCAAGTTACGCAGAAAAATTAAAATACTTGGTAAAAATAGTAAATCCTGAATTTCCCAGTTATGATTTTATTTTGAGATTAGCATCATTTGCATCCTGTTCTGAACTATCAGCAACGCAGAAAGAAAAAGCGGATGAATTTATAAACTATTTCAAACGCTTAGGCTATTTTAATGAAATATTATATACAGAAGATAACGAATCCCACAAAAAAGTTTATGATTTTTGCAAAGAAAACAATTTAAAACGTGTAAATATTCAGCAATTTATTGCAAATTTATATATTATTAAATTTAATGATTATGACTGGATATGGGGTTTTGATCCTGAGGGGCAAGAAGGAATTATTGACTGGAAAAAAGAGATAATTAAATACAACGAAAAACAAATAAAAGAAGGTATTAAATATTTAAAAACGTTTGGTTTAAAAGAATGGAACAAACCAATATTAAAAGGCGAAAAAGAAAGGTTTAAAGACCGATATATAGGCGATATTATTACTAAAAATGAATATTGTGAAGAACTGTAACAAATCAAGAAAGGATTTGTTATGGAAGAAAAAACAGTATTTAAAAACAAATTAACAATAGATATTCGTGTTCTAACAGAATGTCAAAAGAAAATAGATAAAACGCGCTTTTATAAACTGATAAAGATGCTCAATTTGTCTATTTCTGCAGACAGTTTACACCCAGAACTAATGCAAGAACACGATAGTTACTTTGAACCACGCACAGATGCGGAAAGGGATTTTTGGATATCGTGTAGAAATTTAGCAAAAAAAGACATGGAAGGGCTTATCAAAAAGGCTCATGGTGGAATAAATAGCGCAGAAGTTCGTAGACAAAAGAAGCTCACAGAAGAAGAAAAACAAAAAGCATTAGATAAAGCGGTAAAATCTGTCGGTGCTGTCGGTAAAAACGAAGTGATAATAACACCAGATTTCGAGTTGCCTAATAGTGAATACTTTGATTCTTACCGTAAAACATATACTGCTGACGAGTTAAAAAGAGTGGTTGACTGGCTAAAAAAGACTAAATTGAACGAAAAAGTAGATTATATGTGGATAGGAAAACAGATACAAAACTTTAAAAAAAGAAATACTGGAAAAATATTTTAAAAAACACTTGACTTTCTAAATCAAGTGATTATAATAAGTGGTGTAGAAACAAAAAAAGGATGTTAAGATGTTCGAGATCGTAAGAGAATACGAAAAACTAGGCTATGAGTTTTTAGGTTCTGTGCTTTTTAATCAGAAAGCATTGGAAGCTTATAGAAAATCAAACAAGCACGAAGCCATTAAGGTTGGTCGCTGTTTGGAAATCGTGGTATTGCACGATATTAAAAAAATCGTTGAATATGATTTTGGCGATTAAGTGTAAAAACAAAAAAGGATGTTAAGATGAAAAGTACAAATCTTGAATATATGCAAAATGAATTAAAATACGCTTTCAAATGGATGGCTCGTGCCACAGATTTAGCAAAACAAGGAGAATTCTCTGGTGCAACTTACGCTATGACAGTAGCTCAGCAACATTGGAATAACTGCCAGCATTGTCAAGACAAATATATAAACGATGACGATGCAAAACAAATACATTGGGATTTCTTCGCAACCAAAGCTATGGCTATGGCAAAAGAAGAATTAGCTAAAGAAAAAAAAGGAAAATAATATGTCAACATTATATGAAATGGATGAACAAATGAAGGCAATCGAAGCTATTTTGATTGCCAACGAAGACCCAAACACAGAAGAAATCTTGGAAAATGCAAAGATTGCGCTGGAACAGGACATCGAAAACAAGATGGAATCAATTTTGAAATACAAGGCCGATTGCGATGCTAAGGTTATAGCTATCAAGTCCGAAATAGAAAGATTGACTAAGAAAATCAAATCTCTGAATAATAAAAGCGACTTTTTGAAATCTTTGTGTTATTCGCATATGATTACCACAGGTAAGCAGAAAGCAGATTATGGCACATGGACATTATCAATAGCTAAAAAGCCTGCTAGCGTTAAATTAACAGACGATGCAAGTGCATTGTTGCCGGATTGTTATTGCACAATTACTCGTACACCGAATAAAACAGCTATTAAAGAAGCTATGACCGATGGTGAATTGTTTGTACAGGTTGGTGATAAGAAAATTGTCTTAGCAACACTGGAACAAGGCGATACAATAAGGATTAAGTAATGAATAAGAGAACACACAGAGAAGAAGTTGTGCGCATCTTACAAGACATCCTTGCTATGCCAAATGCTCGTAGTGCTGCACAACACCAGTTATATATTTACAAAGCATCCTTGTTAACCAAAAGGAAATAATATGGAAAAAACAAAAATAAATACAATTAACATTAAAGGGAAAGAATATGCAACCGTAGATTCTCGTGTTCAATTCTTCCGTGAAAAATATACAAATTGGTCTATTGAAACAGATTTTGTTGTACTTGATTTAGATAAAGGTGTTTGTGTATGTCGTGCTGTTGTAAAAGATGAAAACGGTAAAATTATGTCTGATGGTTATGCTCATGAATGGCAAAGCAAACCAGGTTCTATGGTTAACAAAACATCTTACATAGAAAACGCACAAACTTCTGCTGTTGGTCGTGCGCTGGGATTTATTGGTATTGGTATCAATGGTATTGGGATAGCAAGTGCAGAAGAAGTGTCAATAGCTATCGAACACCAACAAAATAATGACTTTCAAGTAACTGACCAAACAATTAACGATGTTGTTGGAGATGAAATACCAGAAAAACGTTCACTGGTTAATGGTGTATCAAAAGAATGTCAAGAAGCTATTAACGATGCAGATACTATGGTGGCATTACGTGCTGTCTATGATAAATATGCAACACTTGAACCGCTGCAAGATTTGAAAGATGCATGTGCAGCAAAAAAAGAATTGTTGCAAGTAATGCTGACTATGGGCTAAGATTCTAACGGTGGCTGTGGATTTATTTCATTGATTTTCCTTTCTCTCGACATCCCCACAGCCATACACAAGTGAGTGCGGCACTTCCGTTAGAATCCGCACACTAACACAAAAGGACACGCTATGAACAAAGATTTATTATTATCACTTGTACAAAGAATTGAAAAGTTAAACTCTGATGCAGAAGCTATTGCTGCTGATATCAAAGAAATCTATCACGAAGCAAAGATGCAAGGGTTTGATGCAAAGGCTATCAAAAAATGTATTGCTTTGCGTAAAAAAGATAAAGATGAACTTGAAGAAGAAGACGAAGTTTTGAAACTTTATCGTTCTGCTTTAGGTTTATAATCAGTTTGGGGTGGTCTGCTTCATGATAAATCTCTTCTCTCTTTCTTCCCCACCCCAAAAGAGAGATATATTTGGGTAGGTAGCGAAGCGGTCAAACGCATCAGACTGTAAATCTGACACCTTCGGGTTTCGATGGTTCGAATCCATCCCTGCCCACCAAGAATAAAGGAGTTGAGCATGATTTGGGTGTTAATAGGAATTTTAATTTTTACTTGGTTTGTAATAAAGGATGAACAATGAAGAAACACTTAATAGTTAGAATACTCTTGTGTATAGCAAGTTTTGCTTGCGGTATATATTGGGAACGCAGTGCAAGTTGGCACGACCAAGAAGAATGGATGCAGTATGCACAAGAAGCGTGCGACCTGCGGATTAAAACACTGAAAGCAACTTGTAAATAAGGAGAGCAAAATGAAAAAGAAAGAAATTACATTACAAGACATTTTTGATAAAATGGAAGAATTAAACTCTAACTTTACAAACCGCATAAATCATTTGTCGGATTGCGTAAGGTCGTTCTGTGAAATTGATAATACCGAAGTCAAATCGGTTGAAAGTCACGACGGTGTTATAATAACAGACAAAGATTATATCACAATCACTGCTGACGATGTATATGTTGGCGGTGCGCCAGCAAGAGAATATCACGGTCAAGAGATTTATAGTCGATATTTTTGCCCTGCTTATTTCAAAGAAGCCAGAGATACGATTCGAGAAGAATATGGTTATGAGTTGCTTGAAATACATTGTTTACAATCTTCAACAGATGGCGAATATGCAAAATCTGGGAACCCAGTGCCAGACGAAAAAGGTAAATATTGCTGGGTAAGAGTGAAATATAAAGATAAATATGGAGCGCCTGCGGCTTCGCTTTGGGTGTTCGGCCTCACGTACAGTTCGGCTTCCGATTGCGCGAGCGGCTGTGCGAACAACTGCGGTGGCAGCGTCCGTTACAACTCCGATATGCGTTCGGGCTTGTTCGGGTCTGTGCGTAATTGATGTGCCGGAATGCGAAGGTGGGGTTTGGGGCGGAACATCTGCCCCAACAACGAAAAACAAAAGGAGAACGACAATGAGTAAAGATATTTGGCATAAAGCAGATGAGGCACCAAAAGCAGAAAGATATTTTATTGAACATTATAAAGTAGTAGTTGGTGACAAAGTTTATTGGAAATATGGTCTTTTTAAGGGAGTTAGTAATTACGATTATCCGTTTGACCAAGACACAGCAAGATGGTGTTATCTTGATGACCTGCTTGCACTTGAAACCGAATTGGAACGCACACGCAAGGCATTGGATGTCACAACAGGGTTTATTAAAGGAATATCACAAACAGTAATAAATGATTGTGATAATCAGTATGTTGTGTTGGGCAATTTTAAGAAATTCGCAGAAGACACTTTAAACCAAATCAAAACAGCACTAGAACAAAAGGATGTAAAATGAACGACAAACCAATTATAAATAATTCAGCCAATGATTTTTCCGTTCGTATGAGCATTAGACGAACCGATATAGATAAACAAATCGAGATATTGCATGGGCAAATAAATCTTTTGAACACACAGGGCATTATAACAGCAGAAACAGAAGAGTTGTTGTGGAATCAACTGCGAGAAGTTATAGTTTGCAAAAACAAAATAGAATCTGACTATTACGATATGCGTAATACGCTGGAACGACAAGAACACAACAAAGAAACTGCATCGTCTGCTCTTCGTGAAATTGGCAAAGAAGATTCAACCTCAGGATTTAAAGCAAGAAACGCACTCAACGCAATAACGGGAGAATGACGATGTATGAAAAATCTAAAACCAAACGAACAATAGAATGGTGTTGGAATCATTGTAAATCTTTTGAGTTAGATGGACATATCTTAAACTGTGCAAGGTTAGGTGCTAGAATAAATCTTAAAGCAGACGGATGTATCACTCTTGAAGACATGGAACGATTAAAAGATAAAAAAGTATTTTACTTCAAATAAGGACACAAAATGACAGAACTACAGCGAGAATTTCAAGCGCACAACCCTAGGCTCTGCTATATAGACCATAGGTATATCGGTAACAGGCAGGTCGGAATATCGTTCATCGCCCTTGTCGGCAGTAGCGTTATGGGGGGTGTGCGGATATATAACATCGTTGACGGTAACATAGATTGGAAGAACCCCGGGAAGACATACGATTCTTGGAGCAACATACAACAAAGGAGTAGATGATGGTAAAACAAGTTGGTGGTTTTGAGATACCTTTATATAAGCACGGGGTTAAAGTTTTTGTTGGATTGCCAGACGATGTGCCGCCGCAACACGCAGCACACACAGATGACTTTCCTGACAAGCAACTAGTGCATATTTATATTAAAGACCCTGACGATTTTTATATTGGTTATGCTATGCACGAATGTATTCACGCAGCAGATTTTATACTGTATTCGATTGGTGCAAATATGGGGTGCGCCCCAGACGATAGCGAAGTCAGAGCATATCTTGCAGAATATATTTATAACAAGGTTGCACAGGCACTTGGGTATCTTAAATATAAACCATGGAAACTAAACAAAAAGGATAAAAAATGCGTAAAATAATACTATCGCAAGACGGTTGTAGCCGTTGTAAAACACTGGCGGAACAATGCCCAGATGCAGAAGTCGTGATACTTGAACCAACAACTCTGCTGACACTGGCTCGTGCTTTGGACATACAGTCTTTACCGATTGTTGTTTTATCAGACCCAAACCCACAGGAACTGGCGGAGAAACTGAAATGAAAGAGCCAACAGAAGAGCAACTGGCACAAATCAAACGCTGGCATAAGAAAAATGTCAAGGGGTGCAAGACATGTGGAGATAAATGCTTGATACAAAAGGAAGAAAAATGAACAAAGTAATAATAGTTCGGTGCGTGCGGTGTCTTAAACCGTATAATATAAACTTCGCAGGCGAGATGGAATATACGCCACAATGCCCGCATTGTAAATGCTACGGTATGAAATTCGAAGAAATACAGGCACTGCAACCAGAAATCGAAGAAAAATTAAAAAAATTTGATTTACAAAATATAAATTAAATGCTACCCTAAAGGAAAGGAGAGTAATATGAATTTGTCTTTTAAACACATTGCTATCTTCGGGCAAGTTAAGGTGGATATTAACGCTCTTGATTGTAACTTATCAAATTATATAACACTTTTAGACCTTTATAAAAATGGATGGTGGGCTACAGATAGATTCGGAACAATCGTTACTCTCGTTAAACCAAGAAGCAATTTAAAAGACGGATTCTGTTGTGTTTGCCGTAGAATATCTACCAATGTCAATCTAGATACTCTCGACATGCTTACAAAACAAATTGCAGATGTTAAATACGAACAATACAAACAATACTTGCAATCAAAAAAATATCGTGATAAAATCAAAAAATCAAAGGAACAATGTAATGTTAATAATTTGCCCACATTGTCAAAAAGAAATAAACACAAGCATAACAACATATTACTCTCGACACAGGGAAGAAATCCTAGCAAAATATCAGGAAAAAATTAAAGACCCTGAATTTGCCGCTAAAAGAAGAGAAATTGCATTAAAATCATACCATAAGAGAAAGCAACAATGGAAGAACCAATAACTATTGAACAGGAAAAGAAAGCCGTTAAGACCATACAGAAATGGGCTGGGGCTGGCAAAGATGCTTATCGCACTGTTCAAAAAATAGAATCTGCCAAGTTGCATGGGGAAGTTGTGGAACTAACCAAGAAAGAAAAAACCGCTCTAGTATCAGGAGCAGTAAAATTATTTCTAGATGGCGATGTGTCTGCCAAGACACGCAAGTTGCTTTCTGATAATGGTTTAGACCCTGATAATCTACGCAAATCTATTGTTGAAGCTACAATGCCACAGACATTAGCAAAGATTATCACAGAAGGCGATATTGAAAGACTGGTTGCACTCGGGCAGTTGGCTGGGGAAAAACCAGAGAGCGACCTGCCAGTTGGTGCAAAGAAAATAACAAGAGAACGAGTAACCATAGAGATTGAATAATGAAGATTTTAAATTTATATGCTGGTATAGGTGGCAATCGTATGCTTTGGGGCGACGAACATGAAATAACCGCTGTGGAATATATACCCGAAGTTGCTGCAATCTATCAGCACTTGTTTCCAAAAGATGAAGTTGTTATTGCAGATGCACACGAATATTTGCGTAAGCATTTTCGTGAGTTTGATTTTATTTGGGCAAGTCCACCATGTCCAACACATAGCGTTTTACAAATGACACGCTATTACGATGAAGATTTGAAGTATCCTGATATGACACTCTACCAAGAGATTATTTGGTTGCAATCCTTCTTCAAAGGCAAGTGGTGCATAGAAAACGTTAAACCATATTACAAACCACTGATAACACCAACATTCACAATGGAACGTCATTGCTATTGGGCATCTGATTTTATCATGACACAAGATAGCACCGATTGTGCATATACCGATATCAGAGATGATGTGCGTGCTATGGAAAAGTTTTACGGTCTTGACCTAAAAGAGTTCTATGGCACGACAGATATTCGTAAATGCCTGCGCAATATGGTTAAACCTGAAGATGGCAAGTTTATATTTGAACAATTAACAAAAAGATAATTAAAATGGGAAGTGTATACGAAAAAGATGGAATTTGTATAAGAAAACAATTAGTTTGTGCTAGGTTGCTTAATCTTGAAAGCAACGATGATGTTTTTTATTATCAAGGTTATGACAGAGTTACAAACTTATTTATTGATGTTACAGCGGAAAGAACCACCTGCCCAGAAGATAAAAAGATTATTGAACATATTGTAACAGAATTTACAAAATGTCGCAAACAATTTGTAGAAAGCACAAAAAAGAGAAAGGAATTATTTAACAAATGAAACTATCGCTTGATAAAATTTTAGAGAATTGTCCTAAAAAGTTGTTAAAACTTTATCCGCAGATTATCGAACGCATACAGCTTTATCAAGATACGCCTGAATATTTATGGAACGAACTCGAACCGTTGATTATACTTATTCCAGGTTCTCGTGGTTCTGGAAAGTCAGAATGGGCGCAACGAGCATCTATTGCAGGTATATATGATGGCTATATTAGCACAGTAAAATATGCTACCATGACCGAAAACGGATTAAATGGCTCTAAGGATGCTTTTGAACGCCTTGCACCAGAATCTATTGGAACAGGTGCAAACACTTCCAAACGTGAACCTATGCACCGCTTTATTTACACTGGTCGCATTGACTTCGACTTCTTTGGCAAAAACGATATTAAGAACGAACAGAAAAAGTACGATGTGCTTATCTGTGAAGAAGTAGAAAAATGGGATAAGATACAGGGTGTTGCTGCGTTGGAAACTGAAGTTCGACACTGTAAAGTGATTATCTTGATTTCCAATAACCCACCACAATCAGTTGTGGACTTCTGCAAGACCCACAATGCTCTGGTAGTTCGTGTTGATTGGTGGGAAAACACAGCCTTACCTGCTCACATTAGAGAATCTTATGAACGTGCTAAGATAGAATCCCCAGTTTATTATACTCGTTTTATTATGTGCCAAAATGATACAGATGCAGCACCATGGTTCGATAATACAGGCGTAGAGAACTTTTTCTCACGCAAATACGAAGACCTTGCGCCAGACGAAACAATTACAAATAATGTCGTGCTTTCCATTGACGTTGGTGCTGGTTATGGGGATGAATCTGTTATTGCGAAAGTTAGCAAGAACCGATATGGTGCAATACTAGTGGAAGTTGAAGGTAAGTACCAACTTGAATCGCCACAACTGGTTGTAAAAGTAGCCCAAGCACGTGCAAAAACTAGTGCTATTGGGGAAATATGGGATGCGAATGGTATTGGGTTAACAGCTATGCAACAACGTGCGCCAGACCCACGTTCTCGTACTGCTCTTGGTGTTGTTGGCTTTTATGGCAACAGTCCTGCTTTAACTGGGGGAAATACTATATTCAATCAACGCACAGAAGCTTATGCTTTTTGGCAGAAGATGATAAATCAAAATCAATGTTGGTTTGTTGGTAATCCGTCTTACATAGACCAGATAAAACGTGAAATGTATGCTCAGGTATATGCGACCCCAGAACAAAGTAAAGGAATGTTACGCTTAGCAGAAAAGAAAGAAATTAAAAAGAATCTTAATGGCGAATCTCCTAATATCGCAGATGCTATTGCATATGGAATACATAGAATAATGACATATGAACCACGTGATGAGCCAACGGTTAATGCCTATAAGCAAGCCGGCATAATCAAATCAAACAACATTATGAAAAAATGGTTTTAACATGTTCTTTCACAAAGATACGCCTTACAAAGAAATACAAAACTGGATAGCAATTCAACTTCCTGCTGTATATCAAGCATCTAAAAACGGTTTAGATATTGAAATCAAACCACATAAAAACAAACGTAGCAACGAACAAAACCGCTTTTTAATGGCTATTATTGTCGCAATTCTGCGTTTCTATAACCAAACTGGTTTTATGCCCAAAGGCTGTCGACCATGGATGATGCGGTCAGATATTCTAAAAGAATACTGGAAAGCTCGCTATGGAGTTGTTAATACGCATTGTTTAGATACGGTAGCTTTTACAAAGTTTATTGATTTTATACAATTAACAATGGTAGAAGAAACAGGCGGAGAATGGGAAGTACTTCAACCTGATTCGGCTTACTTGAAATCCCTTGTAGAAGATGCAGGCATATAATAAAAAACTATTGCTTTTTATTTTTTGTCTTGTTATCTTTCTATTAACGAAAGGATTGATTATGGGTGTTCATATTGGCGGTTGGGTCGGTGAAAGATTAGAAGCAGTAGAACACGGCGCCAGCAAAGTGGCAGATTTTGCACTCGATGTTGGTGGCTGGGCTATGGGTGCTACAACTGGATATAATCCACGTGCAGAATATAAGGCTCAAAAAACTCAAAGACAAGCATTGGAATCTCAGCAACGTGCTTATGCAGAACAATCGGCAGAAATTGCTAGACAGAAGAAGATTCAACAAGAGCAACAACGTAGAGAAAATATGCAACTCATGAACAGCATTTCAAACCTTACAAACACTTCATATGGTGGTGTTTCTTCCCCATCTATTGACTACGATAAATATGGAGATTTAGGATAATGAATATACAAGATATTGAAACTAGATTTTCTAAAGCACAAGCAGATAAAGATGTTTGGGATTCTCTCTATCAATCTGTGTTCCGTATGACGATGCCTAATCGTGATTCGTTCTACATAGACGAAAACATCCCAAATAACTGGGAAAATACACGTCTGTTAACCAATGTTGGTTGTGAAGCAGCAGATAACTTTGCTTCTCGTTTTCAACGTATTATCTGTTCAGATGGGCAGACAATAGCAAGTGTACAAGCACCTGACTTTGGCGGGTTTGAAGATTCTGCAGACCAACGTGCTTTTGATGCTAATGTATCTAAGTCAATAAATCGTTGTTTGATTCAAAACTTAGGCAATTATCTTGAATCTGCTTACGATTTAGTCGCAGGCACAACAGTATGTTTTCGTACATTTGATATGCTTTCTCGCAGATTTTATCGTGTGCCAGTGCCAATCAAAGACGTGGCTCTCACAAAAGGGTTTACTGGCGAAACAGATGGCTATTATCGTGTATTAAAAATCAAACGTGAAGAACTTCCTGCAACATTTGTAGAATTGGAAGGCCGTACAACGTTTAATGGTGTTCCTACAACTAAAAGCAATGCGTGTGATATTCTTGAATTGCATGAATCTACAATCTACAACTACGAAGATGGTTTGTGGCATTATTACGTAACTTTGGGCCAAGAATTGTTAATTGACCGTTCGGCTGAATTCTGCGATTTCGGTTCTGACTTCTGGACAAGAAAGCCGGGTTCTGTTTATGGAATTGGCGTTGGTGTTAAAGCGTTGCCAGAATTAAATCAACTTAACGCACTTAGATACTATTCTACGTTTGGTTTAATGTTCCGTGCTGCGCCAATGTGGTTAGTAAATCAAAACCATCAGCTTGACTATGACCGTTTGGAAATGAAGCCAATGGAATTGATACCAGTGGAATCCACAGGCAAAGACAATCCATCGTTGACACCGTTAATGTTGGGCGATGACCCGAATGTTCAACAGTGGAATCAGACACAGATGGAAATGAATATTAAGTCTGTTATGTTGGCGGAAACAATTCCAAATCAAACAAACCAAAGAATGACAGCAACAGAAATCGCTGCTAGAACAAACAGATTGAATACCGTATCTAACAATATGGTTTCTGTAGCACAACATATGATTGAAGCCGATGTTCGCTGGTTGCTGTGGAAGTTCCAAGAAATACCGGGCTTTTACCCTGAAAGCTTCCCGATCAAACAGTATGTTGAAAACTGCCGTATAACACTGGCTTCAACAGAAGTAAAAGATACAGAACAGATTCAAGCCATCGCAACAATGATTGATATGTTTAATGTTGCAGCACAAGACGGTTCATTAACAGCATCGGCATTGAATAAACCAAAATATGCTAATCGTTTGGCTGAATTGTTGCGTGTAGATGAAGATATTGTATTGCCAGAAGGAGAAATCTCTAGCAATATGCAGGCGATGGCACAAGCACAACAAGAAGCAGAAATAGCTAAACAACGTGCGCAATTCGCTCGTGAAATAGCAGTTGAAGCTTATAAAAACGGGCAAATGCCTGGCAACATGGGATTACCAGAATAACAAAGCAACAAAAGGTAAAACATGATAGAAACAGAAGAACACTTGAGAGAACGCAACATGATTGCGGCTTCTCTCGGTCAAGACATAGTTCTTGAACAACTTAGAAAATTCCGTGAACAGTTTATATCTCAAATGAAAATTATGGTCGTTACGTCAAACGACCCTAATGGAATTAACCTGCATAGATACCTTGGCAGATTGGAAGCTATAGATTTTCTTATCTCAAAAGGCGAAGATGCAATTAAACCACAAAGCAACAAAAAGGATAAGTAATGGCAGACATCGAAGAAAAAGACTTAAAAGACCAAACTCCACCGGCAGACACCCCACCAGCAGATGAATTGGCTGAATTCAAAAACTCTGATGGCGATTTCGATGCTGATAAAATCAAAAAATTGGTCGAAGATAAAAAATATTATCGTTCACAAATTTCTAAACTGAAACAAACACCAGAAAAGGTCGAAGAATATGGCAAAAACTTCGTCTTAGACAGCAAGTTCGATGAATTCGTATCTAATGAAGACAACAAAAAGAAAATCGACACTGTGTTCGAAAAACTGGACAAGCTGTGTTTAGAAAAAGGTATGTCCGTAGAACGCAATAATGACATGCGTAGATTTGTCTTAGACGAATTGGTTGCGAGCAAAGCTATTGACCTTACGCCTTTGGCACAGAAAGAAGAAATGGCAAAGAAGATTGTTTCTGAACGCAATACTGCTGTTCAAGAAGCTATTGGCGAAGTATCAGATATTAACGCATGGAACACAAATGTCTTGGCATGGCTTAAAGGTTTCTGTAATTCAGAAGCCGAATACGAAATGCACAAAAAGCTATTCGAAACAAACTCTCTGTGGGCTTTATCATTGAATAAGATACGTCAAGCACAGATGGGAAATCGTATTCCAGTAATTCAACCAGAAGCAAATTATTCAGAAGCAGAATGGCAAAGAGTATTTACAAAAGCAGATAGGGAAACCCAGGACAAAATGTTACTCGAAAGAGCAAAAAAAATGACCGAAGGTAAAAAATAATGAAAGCGTTTTCAATAAAAGATTTTGCTGGATATTATGTAACCGATACGGGAATAGTTTATTCACGTAAATATAATAGCGTGAACAATCCAGAATGTAGAGTTAAAATATTAAAACCAGAAAAAATAAAAGGTGGTTATTTGCGTGTAACATTGTTTAAAAACAATAAACCGCTTCATAAACAAATACATCGTCTGGTAGCAGAAGCTTTTATTCCAAACCCTAATAATAAACCGCAAGTTAATCATAAAAACGGAATAAAAACTGATAATAGGGTTGAAAATCTTGAATGGTGCAGCGCTTCTGAAAATATATTACACTCTTTTAGAGTTTTGGGTAGGAAAATTATTAGCCCAGCTTTAAATAAGTTTGGTAAAGATAACTGGAACTCTAAACCTGTTTTACAAATAAAAAACAGCACAATAATAACAGAATTTTATGGTGCATCAGAAGCATCTAAAACTACAAAAATAAATCGTGGACACATCTGCGATTGTTGCCGTGGAGAAAGAAAATCCGCAGGCGGTTATCAATGGAAATATAAATAAAGGAGCAACAACATGAAACAACAATATGAATTAGGACAAAAAGTATGGGCTTTTAAACAACAAGGAAGAGATTTAGTTAAATGGGCTGGCGTTATTCAATCAGCAGAAATTGACGCTTCTGGCTTCATTTTCTATAAGGTAGCTGTAAAAGAAGCAGACAAGGTTAACTTCATCATGGCTAATCATGCCAGCATCGCACTTACAGAACAGGAAATAGATGAAAAAATGGCGTTCTATCACGAATTCCAAGAACAACAAAAAAGATTATTTGAAGAAAAGATTGGCGCACCAGAATTTATTCCTGAATACATTGTGAACGCCTTAGCTTAAGGAGTAGCACATGGCATTAAATTGGTATTTACAAATCAGAAATTTAGCAAAGACCGATGCAAAAGCAGCGGAATTATTAGAACAACTTAAAACAGCGGAGTCCGAAGATGAAAAAGAATCAGCAAAACAAAACGCACAAGCATATCTGCAAAGTTTGCAAGACAATAGCAGTGAAGATACCACTGTACCTGAAACCAATACTGTGGTTACAGAAGAAATCGGAACAGATAATAGCGAACTTTGTGATGAAACATGCAGTAGCGGAGATTCAGAAGATAGAAGCTCAAGTGAAAGCGAAAGCACACAAGAAAAAAGCCAAGAAGAAATAAAAACAGACCTTTCTCAACCTGCTTTTACACCACGCTTAGCTAAGTTTGGTATTACTAGAGAAGAAGAACTTTTCTTAAAAGGCGTTTTTGTGCGCAAAATGACACGTGAAGAGAAGATTCTTATGCGCAGAAGCATCTACCAAAAGAAAACACTAGGAAACGCCAAAATACAAGCAGAATTTAAGGCAAAGCGCATTGCTCAAAAACAGAAAGACATGAACGACCCAGAAAAACAAAAATTCCATCAGGAACGCAAATATGTCGCTGCGATTGTCAATGCATTAGAACAACACAAAAACCTTGGTTGGATATTCTCACAAATAGAAGGTTTAACACCTGATATTTTCAGAGAACTGATAAAGAAACCAGGCAATGTTAATGCTTTCAGACAAGCCAATCGTGCTTTCCTTGATAACTTCAAAAAAAAGTATGGCGAATAAACAACCCCCATTAGTTTGGGGGTATTTTTTTTATTGCTTTTAATTTTTTTTCTTGAAACTATTAAATTGCAGTAGATAAAAGGAGAACTATATGCCAACTATTAAATATTCTAATAATCCTAATTCAGACACCGCTTTTGTTATTCAAGATGGCGGACAAAAGAATCGTACAGTTTTAACAGCAGAACCAGCAGGAACATTACAACTATCTGATAGTGCAAATGTTAGCACCGGTTATGTTACAGACGAAGACGGTAAAAAGCACAAGGTAAACCTTGTTGCACAATTAGAAGGCGATATAGAATTCTCGGAAAACCCAAACTCAACAAAAGGGTATGTAACTGTAGATAATAAAAAACATCGTGTTGTTTTAACGGCTTCTTTGCATGGTGGCGGTGGCTCTCCAGTAATCGACACTGCAACTCATTAAGGAGCAAACCATGACAAAGAAAAAAGCACAAAACATTTGGAATAGTTTGTGGGAAGAATATAAAAAAGAGTGGAAAGCTCTGTGGTGTGAATACAAATCGCTGATTATTCCGTTTGTTGAAGGAACGGCTAAATATATTTGGCAACTCGTTTATGGCTTGATTAAACTTGTCATTACTGGTTTGTATGAAAGCGGAAAGGCCTTATTAAATAAATTGATAGACATAATTAAAAAGGCCTAAAAATGTATAGAGTAACCTGGACTTCTAGCAAAGCACTTTACGCAATCGGTGGTGCTATTTTCTCTTTTACGCAAAATATTCACTCTGCTATGGTCGGGTTACTTATCTGCATGGCTCTTGATACTCTATCAGGTCTTGTCGCTGCCCCTTATCGTGGGCAAAGACGAGAAAGCACAAAATTATCTCGACTAGTATTGAAAACAATAACATACTTCACAGCAGCAATAGCATTACATGTTGCCGAAAATATGGTTTTACCAACTTATATCGCAGGAACATTGGAATTATCAAGAATGGCGTTCTCTGTGTTCTGCATACTTGAAATTTATAGTATATTAGAAAACATGCGTGATATAACAGGTTTAAGGGCATTTGACATACTGACATTAAACTTTAAGAAAAAAGTAGAAGAGTCTGTAGGTATTGAAGTTCCAAAACAAAAGGAATAAAGATGAAAGCAAGACGGTGGAAAAAGTTATACGGTGCAACTGTGAGTTTTACATGCCCATATTGCCTGAAACAATTTCCACTGTCTGAAGCAACCAAAGACCATATTACCCCAAAATCACGTGGGGGAAAAACAGAACCAGCCAACATTGTGCTAGCCTGCAAACCATGCAACAATGAAAAAGGCGCATTAGATGCAGCAGAATACGCAGAATGGAAAAGATTGGAATTCATAAGAACAGGTAGAACAAACCAAAGGAACTAAACATGAAAGCACACAAAGGAATGGGATTCAAAGCAGCACAGAAACAAATCGCAAGAAAAGAAGGCGTTAGCATGAAACAGGCTGGTGCTATTCTTGCAAGCTCAACACGTAAGGCCAGTCCTGCAGCCAAGCGTGCCAATCCAAACCTAAGAAAAGTGAAATAAAGGAGTTAATCATGCCCTGTGGGAAAAAGCGCAAAGGCGGGAAAAAATAAGCCTTGACATTTTATTGGTTTCGCACTATATTATAAGCCTAACCAGTATTACTTAAAACCTAAACACCCTGGCGATTGTTGGGGTGTTTTTTTATTGACTTGCTAAAACAATCGTGTAATTATTAAAGCACGCAAGAGCAATCAAGCGTGTTTCTTCATAAGCATCAACTCTTATGTATAATGTTGAACAATCCCCCTACTTTTGTAGAGGGATTTATGATTCTATGAATTTTATATCAGGGTATTTAAATTGAAAAAGCTTTTTCTTTATCATATAAACTTGAGTGCGTGTTGCAGGGCTTTTAACATCTTCTACCACTTTCTGCCCATCTTGTTCGTAATAATAGTCTGCTAAATATGAAATAGGGCGTATTTTCTTGCCTTCGTTGTTAACAAAGCCATCCTGCAAGACAAACTGTTTCTGTCTTTCAAGGTTCTTTATCTTGCCTGCTCTTTCGAGATATTGTAGCTCTATAGCTCGTTTGCTTTCTTTTTTGCTATCATAGACCACTCCATCAACAATCGTTTTTTGCGCATGGAATTTATTCGGTTTTTTAACCATATCTCTAAAAGCCTGTGCAGATGCGCTCATAAATTGCATTGTGTTTTTTATGGGTTAAATATTCGTGTCATTGATTTTGGGATATATGTTTGGTTTGGGTTTATTTTATAAAAAGCATCGTAAACAGAATATCCATATTTTTTTATTCTATTTCTTGCTCTTTCTACATCTCTTTCGCACCAACCTTCTTTTTCAGCAATTTGACCCAATGTTAGTTTTTCCCCATTCCAATCATAACGAACTACGCATCTGCGGTTTCTATTGTTTTCTGCTCGGGGAACCCATCTGCAATTATCTGGCGAATATCCTTTTGTGTTATCTATCCTGTCAATCGTTAAATTGGGTTGCCATCCGTTTTCTGTTGCCCATTTATAAAATACTAACCAATCATTCCATTCTTGTGCTACAGTTAAGCATGAATATATCTTTGCGTGTCTATCTAATATGTCTTTTTTAAAACGGTTTCCGCCTGCTCTTCTTCTTATTCCAATCCATGTTTGATATAATCTCTTTTCATCTAGATGTTCTTTAAACCATTTAGTTCTTCCGTCTTTGTATTGCGAGTTTTTATTGCCTAAATGAAGTTCTTTTAATTTATCTTTTGTTTCTTGTGTGTGATTAAATGTCATAATATACTTCCTTTACCTTTGTCATTACAACAATTTAATGTGTTTTTCAAGGAATAAAAATTCGTCTTCCACTTTTGGGCATTAACGTAGATAAATGCACCCAATTCCCGTTTTTTCCATAAGTATATTCTGGGTTTTCCATCCACAAACCATGCACTTCCAGTTTGCGTGTATTGTTTTTAAGCCATTTTGCCAGTTCGCCCGTTGGGTCTGCTATATCCACAGCACACCCGTATAGATGGCTACTTCCCATTGCTTTTGGGTTGATTCTTTGTTGGTCTTTTATTGATCGCAGGCATGATGTTGCTCTCATTGGTGGGTTGTATCCTAGAGAATTGATTTTCAGTATTAAATCTTCCAGGTTTCTTTTGGTTACTGGGTCTATCTCTGATTCTTTCCACTTGTGTTGACCTGCATTCAGCAGTTCCGAAAGAGAGAATTTCACTTTATCCACCTTTGTTTCGCTAAGAACACGATAATCATACCAATAATTATCACAATCAGTGTATTATTGCGTTCCTTATATGTTTGCAGTCTTTCTTCGCATGAAGCATATTGGCTTTTTATGCTTGATTGGAGAGCAATAATATCTCTGTCTATTTTGGCCTGCGGACACTCTTTTTTTATTTTGGCTTCAACTGCACTAACTTGATTTAATGCTGTTTCTGTGGCTAATTCTGGTGCTGTTTTAGCGCATCCAATCAGAGCCAGTGCAATCAATAGTTTTTTCATGTTATTCCTTTATGCTGCCATACCACTTACTTGCCAAGAACATCTGCAAGGCTGAACAGAGTGGTCGTGTCCACGAGTTTCTACAGTTGCTTGTGTTGTCGTATCAGGTGCGCCAGACCCAAAAAGGCTTTTGTCTGTTGATGTTACTTGCACAAAATAGTGGGTGTCTGCCATTGTTACTGGCAAAGATACGGACACGCTACCCGATGTTGCCCCTGTTTGAACGCCACCTTGCTCAACCCAGCCACTTTTATATTTGCGATACCACGTATAGTTGTTTTGTGCTGTTGGCAACAGGCTTTCGACAACATAATCTGCACCATTTATTGCTGATGTGTTTGCCGCTACTTGTGCTGTTATCGCTGTACATGTAGCAACAGCTTCATCGGTTGCGCTTATAACAAGCTGCACCATAGGGCGATAACGTACAGATTCAGGTTGAACCGTTGTGCTATTGCCGTAGATTGAATTAGAAGCACTTGCTAATGTGGAATTTAACCCATAGCCTTGTATAGTAGAATATCTTTCTGATGTGGCAGGGTGCGGATTCATTGTTCCCTCAGCGTGCGCATTGTCTGTGTCATTTTTCCCGTATGGTGCTTGATGCGTATGGTCTGGCAATCCTGCAGGCAAATAGTCGCCAATTTCTGCTGCTTTTCCTGTTTCTACGAATACATCATTAAGGCTTGGCACTCTGAATGTTGTGTTTCCTGTGCCATCCCAACCAAATACACCAACGCTTCCTTGTGTTGATAGTAATGTTGCGTATGTTGATAATGATACGTATGGAACTTTACCATCTTCTAATAGGTCGCCTATGCTCTGTGCGCCTACAAAATCTGTTATGTTATAAGTTGCGCCATTACAATCTACTGCGCCATTAAGACCACTATCTTTGCGCATTGTGAAGAATATATCTCCAACATTGCGCCCTGTTCCGCTGTTCGTAACCAAATCATCAACATATTGCTTGTTTGGAATACTATTTGGTGTTGGTGTTGCAGGCATTACTACAGTTGAGTTTCCAGTAATATTTATGCTTTCAAACGATACAATTCTTGGGTATGGTGTAAATGTCTTGCTGTTATAAGACCATAACACTAAACCGCCCTGCTGACCGCTTTGTTCTGAAATATCCCATATTTTGCTTGTTACTGTAATGTAGCCATTGTGATTTGCAGGTGGCGTGATTGTTTCTGTTAGTGTCCATGCACCGCTAGCACCTGTATATATTTTGATTACAGGGTTGTTGTCGCTATCAACCTGTGAGAAGTCAGCATAGTTTCTGCCATCATATTCTGCGCCTGTTGGAACTACGGTTGCGCTATACATTTTCGCATACCAAACGCCTGTGCTGTATAATTGTTCCCCTGAATTTGCAGCATCGTCAACCTGTGATTTCAATGCCAATGTATCTGCGCTATTTGTTACTGGAACAGCAATGTCATATCCATTATTGATTGTTGCTGTTATAACACGTGCTATGCGTGCATCTTTCCATTTCTTTGACGATGTTCCAAGGTCATATTTGTTGTCTGTTGCTGGTGTAAGCCCATCTTCGTATTCCAGGCTTGCCATCAGTGTTACAGAGTTATTATTGTTCAGTTTGAAGAATCCAACTCCATCCCAATATGGTGCAACAGCGCATTTGAAATCGTCTGTGGCACGCATTAACAATGGGCCGGTCATTACAGATGTGCCGTCTTTTTTAACAAAAGTTTCTTCAATATATTGTTCAATATCGCCTTCCCATTTGCTTTTGATAACAGAAGTGCTGACATTTTCCAGCGTTCTTCCTGTTACGCACAGCAGGTTGCGTTCTACTTTTGTAGCATCTGCGCTATCTACCTTTTCATGAACTATCAGGTCATGCAGGTTAATGTCGATAATTCTATCGTTGAAATAACCACTAGTTAAAACAGTTGCTAGGCTATCAGTTGTGCGATATACAAACACGCCAACCTTAACTTGATTGCGGTTATTTGATGCTATGTGGCAGAAATTCTGGCTCTTGAACATTTTATATCCTTTTCTTCGTTGTTATAATAACACGACCTTTATTTTGTTTTCAATCACTTTTTTTCATAAGTATTGGCACCAACTCCAATAAAGTCAGCAACAATACCAATAGTCATACCCCAGTAACCTGTGTCCATTTCTTCTTTCGGTGTGGTAACTGCTTCAACCAATCCACCGGTCAAAGAAATAGGCAATAACCATTCAGCAAGGTTCTCTCTCCAATCTGCACCTGTTTCCCATTTCAACGGTTTGCCACGATAATCTACAAATTCCCCACCTGTGCGTAATGCATGTTGAAGATTTGCAGCAAACTGTATGCCCGGGGAAGATTTGCCAGATAAGAAATAGAATAACGTATCAGCGGTTTTCATTGGTCTTGTACGACCTTGTGCTGATGTGCTTTCTTGTGTCCATAATCTTGCACCAAGCGTAATCAAACTTGCTGTGCCTGCGGTTAAATCGAACCTTGTGCGACCAATAATAACCTTTCCAAAATCACTACTGCGTGGGTCTAATGCTGTGCCAATGTCTGTATCTTCTTCCACTTCATCGCCCCACAGATATTTACGACCTGCCGCAATCAACGCTATCAAAAGCACATTGAATACTGCTGCTCTTGCTCTCAACCCTTGTGGTGTCAGCACTGTTTTACCGTCAACTGTTATCTTATTACCAGATGCAAACACCAATCTTGTGTCAAGCAATAATTGAACACGAGATGCAAGCCATTTAGGTGCAAAGAAAAGGTTGTTAATGATTCTTTGTGTTTCTGGGTCTTTTACACTCCAACCACGACCTGTTAATTGGTTAATAACCCTTCCAACCTGTTGGTCTTTTAATAATTTAATATCGCCATTGGTCGCTTCCCACATAGAATCAAACATATCAGCACGAGCTGTCTGTAATGCAACATTGAATGCTTCTTCTGACCGTCTGAACAGGTTTAAATCTGTTTCGCCAATCGCTTGTGAAACCCAAGATTCAGGAAAAGCTTCTTCTTTTATACCAACTTCAACACCGAATTGGGAATATTTACCAGACAATGCGTTTGGTCGTGTCAATATTTCTGCCATCAGTGTATCTGCCCAACCAATTTTCTTTCCAAAGAACACTTGATAACCAGATTTCATAGCATCATAAAATGATTTTGTCTGTCCTGCCAGTGCTGTTGTCTGTAATTGGCGTAAGAACGACACGTCAAAAGATGCCTTGATTGACTTTAAATTACCTGCAACTTCCAATACACGTTCAAACACCTTCCCTTTCAGATTCTTGTTAGCATAATCAAGCATGCGTGCTTTCAGGGCAATCGTTTCGTATTCCTTTTGGAATTCTACCATTTTTTCGCCCAACGCCATACGTGCTTGTTTTACATTTTCTGGTAAATCGTTTAATTCAGAGTATTTACGATTGAAATATTCTGGGTCTAACGATAATAGGTTCTTCTTCAACTGGTTTATTGTGTTCGATAAATCATATAACTTTTTCGCATCTTCACGGCTTGTTTCAAACCCCAATGCTTGTTTTGCCAAACCATCGGCATAGAACCCCTTCGGGTTGAATACTTCTTTCTTGTTCATAACACGGTCAAGAACAGCGGTTTTGTTGCTGATTTTAACCCCTTTCTTTTCCAGTTTCTGCATCCATTCCTTAACAGCAGCCGTCTGATTGTTTTTCAATATACGTCTTTCAACTTCACGATTTAACCATTCTGCTGTACTGGTTGACCCCGGTGTATCAACATACTGCGCAAAGAAATTAACCCTTTCTTGTGCTGTTTTACCACGCAGACCAGCAAAACCACCTTGTGATTGTATTGCTCTACGTAAATCTTTAATGTTTTCAGGAAGTATGCAGCTCATATCATTTACACTCCAAGTCTTTTAAGAAGTTATCTAAATCTTTATCTGCAATCTTATCTTGGTGTTTGAGAGATTCATCCAACAGTTTAAGTGCAGAATCGTATTCTTGTTTAGCTTTCTTATTATCTAACGCCTTATTGAACTTCATATCAAGTGATTTCAATGCAGACACAACGTCAATATCGGTTGATTGCTTGAAATTACGGAATCCTGCGACACGTTGACCTAACTCTTTTGCCAAACGATTCGCTACTTCGCTGTTTTTCAATTCGTCAATCAAGCCCAAATCGCCATTTTCAACAGCCAAACGTTCCAGAGCAGTGTATAAATCTTCCTTATACAACCCTTCAACTTCTGCCATTTGACCGTTAATTATCGCCAAAGCATCATCAAGACGTGTTTTTACAAAGTTGTCTGCCACTTCTGCCACTTGCATCATATCACGATGTGAATCGTATTTATCGCCCTTTAATGCCATACCGTTTCCGTCTATTTCCTTAGCCAATGCTGACAATCTGCGTTGGATACTGTTTTGGTTTCCACCTTCAACTTCATAACGTGCTGTATCATTTAAGGTCTTTGCTTCTTCGAGTGCCAGTTTTGTTTCTTCGTCTGTTGTGTTTTCAATAACAGTATCTATTGCACGGTTTAACTTTTCGTTCGCCGCTTGTGATTCTGTCATTTCGCCACGTTCAACCATAACATCAAGGTCTGTGATATTAACTACACGGTCAAACCATGCTTTCAGTTCTGGTTTTAGTTCGCCTAACCTACCCCATGTCTGTTTGAAATATGGGTTGCTGATGTCGTTATAAATATCACGCAGTTCGCCCTGATAATCTTTCATCAGTTTTTCAACGGCATCTCTGTCTTTGTTGTCAACACTGATAAACTTTGTCCAATCTTCGTTTTGAACAATCCATGCTTCGTAAGCACGAGCAAATGCTTCACTTGCCTTACGTGGTACAGACGTTGCATTTTCTGGTATTCCAAGAGCTTTTTCCAACGCACCCCATGCTTTCATGAAATCTTTGCTTTGTTTCCCAGAACGATAGCGGTCAAAGTTTGCTTCCATCCAGTCATGAGCCAATTCGTGAGATAATGTGGAAGCATCCATCTTGTTTGCACGCAAGATAAATCTGTATTCTGGTATGTATGCACCACGATATGTTGATGGTGCGGCACCAGATGGGCGGTTTTGCCAGTAAATATTCCCAGTATCCGCGCTGAACGTGCCACGGTTGTCTACAGATTTGATTTGACTTGGTTCAAAAACAATATGTTCGTCCCCTGCAATAGTCCCATCATAACCACGTGATTTTATGATGTTTGATAATTCTTCGGCAAGACCATTTGTTCTGATGTAATCTGTGAAAGATAAATCTTGAATCAAGAAATTCAAATCGTTGAAATGTGCATATTCGCCCCAAGCATTATTCAACGCATTTTCTTTGGTATCTTCTTTTTCGTTATAGCCGACTTCTTCCCAAGGTCTATATGAATTTGATTCATAACTTCTGCCGTTTTTCTCAAAACTTGCCCGCCAAACTTGAACTTCGTTGTGTTTTGCATCGTAAGTATAGATTTTTTCCACCTTGGCATTTTTCAAAAATTCTTTTTTCAATCTTTCGTATTTATTAAAATCTTTCAAGTCGTTTTCTGCCAACAACCCCAAATCTTTTAATAATTGTCCGCCGCCTTCAAACAAATTATCATACAACCCAGAATAATAACCACCGGTTGATACAATAAATGGTTTTTCTATTTTAAGATACACCGGCATTACAATTCTTCCATAGTATCGTGCTTCTGATTCTATTGGTGTAAAGTAAAATCCCGAACCGAAGAAACCACTGTCTGTTGCATAACCAAATGTTGTTGGATCAAAACTATCAAATGTATTGCTTGTGCCGTGATACATAACAATAGGTCTGCCTTCTTCGTCAACCACCTTTGAATCGCCAAACCATTTATAGAAATTACGCAGGGCAGGTTCTGATTGTGCGATGCGTTCGCCGTTTGAATTATAAACTGTGCGTTCTTTTCCGTCTATGTTGATTGTTTCGCCCTTGTATTCAGGGTAAATATCGTCAAGACGTGCGTTTTCATCAGCGATGTCAAACTGTTCTTGGAACATTGGTTGTTCGCCAAACCCGATATTAACACCACCTTTTGCCTTTTTGTTGGTCTGTGGGTATTTGTTTTCTATCAAGTTGCGAATACGCGCCAATATCTGCTCTGGTGTCATCGTTGCTACGTTGAAATTGGCAACAACAGATTTATGCAATGTGCCTATTGGCGTAACACCCAAGCGAATCTTAAAGCCTTTCCCACCTTGTGGGTTTATCTGTAAATATACAGCACCGTGTTTCGTTGGCTTCAATTCATCTATTTTTTGTACATTTACACCTTCGTTAGACAATGTATTGAACACGAGAGATGCCGAACTATTAGCCAATTCTTTTTGTTCTTGTGTAGCTTCAAACGCATCTAACGCTTTCTGTTTTTCTTTTTCAACGTATCTATCTTCAAGTTTCTTAAACTCTGTTGCAAGGTCTGATACTCTTTCCAACACATACTGGCTTGCTTGTGCCAATTTATTTTCGGTTTCTTCAATTTTCGCCCAATCTTTCTTTTCGGCTTTGTTCAATTCTTCCAGTTGGGATTTTAATTCAACAATATTATCGTTGATAGATTTGATTTCGGCACGTTGTGCTTCTGGTATGCCTTCTCTAAACCAACCAAGTTCATTTACTTCGCCTTGAAATATCTCATGGTCTGTGATTTCAATACCACGGTCTATCGCATCCATAGCAATCAGGGAATATTCCAAATCTGTGGTAGCGTCTATTATTGTGTCTTTGTTGTCCACATCAACATCACGATACATTAACGCTACTTTATTGCGTAGATTGTTACGCAAAATTGGGTCTTGTGAAGACATTTCAGCTGTGTTATCTATCATAGCATCTGCGACTAATTGTGCTTCTGTATCGCTAATATTTGGTAGCGTAGTTTTAATACCTTTCACAAGATTGCGTCTGTTTACATAAAAGGCAGTTGTTCCCATTGTGCCACCGATAAACAAACCCCACGCAGCACCCTTTAAGGAATCTTCAAAACCTTCTTTCCAAGTTTTATCGGTTGTTCCTTCTATTTTACGGAACAAGGTTTCAGTTAATCCTTGCAATAATTCTTCGGTTGCTTCGCCAACACCAATCTTAGCCGCTGCCTTTAATCCAGCAGAGCGCAAGCCAACCTTTGTCAACGCACCTGCCATAATAGGTTCAACACCGCCCATAAATTCGATTTGCGCACCAATCGCACCATATGCAGCAGCAGACAAACCGCTTGCATCTTTTGCTGTAAAGTTTTCAAAATTCTTGTCGCCAGTGCGTTGTAAATACTGTGCAGCCGTTTCTTCTGCGTATTGTCCAGCCATTTCGGCACCAATATACCCTTTTGCTACGTTGGTTGCTATTTTAGTTGCGGCGGCTCTTCCGGCACCAAATGCGCGACTTGTAGCAAATGCGGTATTTCCAACAGCCATAGTAGGGACCATAGCACCAATTATAGCACCAGCTTCGTTATACCATTTGCTTGAATCTATCCCTTGTGCTTGATTATACAATTCTCTAACCAACTTTCTGTTTTCCACATTAGCAGTGGTGTTAGCAATAACTCTTCTTGCCCATTTGTCCACAGAATAATCACGTCCAGAAAGCAATTTAATCGTTTCATCTAATGATTCTTGGTCTTCTTCAAACGCCTTTCTTAATTTTTCTCTTTTGTTTTTATCTGCAAGAATAGAAACAACGTCTACTGCTGGTTCATATCTTCCTGTGCTTTCCAAAACACCCTGAGCAACTAAATTAGCAATATTTGATGGCAAATTCACTAAAGAATCTACCATAGAACGCCCAGCCGATAACACGGGTTGAGATGCTTTAGCTACAGGTGTATACGCTTGTGTTCTGATAGCTATAGGGTCTTTCCAATCTGCTGAAATCTTTGCACTGCGAACCAAATCTGCACCTGTCATAAATTTAGGTTCGGCAGTATCTGATTCGCTCAAACTAAATGGCTGTCTTGCCGCTAATGATTCATCATAATTATCTAAATCTTTCCCAAGTATCTCAGCCATTTCTCATCCTTTGGGTTAATGGTAACACAATTATTCAACAATTTCAAATATAACGTCGCCATCAAAAGTAAAATCTTTCGGTCTAACAACACGACCATTTCGATTTACGCGATACTCTGGGTTTTTCGATGCTTCTTCCCAATCAACCCAGTCATACTTGATTTGAGCAGCGTTTTTCTGGACTTCTCTTTGAGTTTGTTTTACGCCCGCCCAATCTCCTTGGCGAATTTGTTGGTTTATTGTATCGGTTGCGGTAGACAATAAATTATTTAAGCGAATAAGTTTTACAGATTCGTCATAGCTCATTTTATCCAGCAAAGTAAGTCCTTGCCACGCTGTTTTCAACCCACCTTTGCCTGTACTGATATTGCGAACCGTTGTCATTTTAGATTCAAAATTGTCAATAATATCGCTAAAATTCTGCATAATTGGCGCAAAAGCAGTATTTGTTTCCCAGTTTACTACGGTTTCACGCATTCTCTGTACATTTTTAGGGTTCAACCCGTATGTTTGGGCGTATTCTGCAATCGAATCAAGTGTTGCTGTTCCTTGTTCCAAAATCTTTTGTTGTTCTGCATCGTTTGTTGGTGCCGGATTCTTTTCTGCGCTGTTAATCATACGCAACAAATCAAGCATAGCAACAGGGCTTTCTGTCTTACTTGGGTCGATTTCGTTGAATTTAACGTTGACCTTTTCCATCTGGTTTATCATTTCTTTCGGCAATAAGCCAGATTCTCTCAATGATTCTACTGTTCCGGGCAAATCCTGCAGTTGCAAAGACGTATATTCTTTTACGCTTTGGTTAAATCTTGCTTTTTTAATATCTGCACCTGCACGTTTTAATTCTTTTTGTGCGTATGCTTTTGCTTTTTCATATACTGTTCTGCTCATACCATTGTCTGCCATATAACGTTCTGGTGCAAGCATAAACTTTGTATAATAATCTGTTGAATTCTTTAAATCATCGTCATCATTAAGCAACATGCCATCAAAAAACTGTTTAAACCCTTCCAACATAGCATTTTCTGGATTTTTCATTTTCTTACGTTGAGTTTCTGTAAAATAGAAACTACCATCATCGTCTGTTAAATCTGCAAGTTTTGCTAAATCAGAACGCTGTTTAACGTATGTTTCGACATCCATTGGGCGTTTTTCTGCTGGTTCTACAGCATTATACGTCAACACATTAAAATAACTTGTAGCAAGGTCGTCTGATAACCCTTCTGCATATGCGGTGGCGTTTATTTTAGTTTGCTTTCTTTGGCGTTTTTTCTGTTCTGTAATAGTCTTATTTAATATAGATGCAGAATCATAGTATGTGTCTTTCATAAACTGATTACGGATAGCCGGTGGCGTATCACTAGGCAACATTTCTGTACGAATCTTTTCCAGTGCTTGTTGCAACTGCGCAGGATTGTTGCCAAATTCTTGAACAGCTTCATCACATTGCTTTTTCCATTCGTTTTTAACAGCAAAATCCCAGTTGGTAATAGAGTCCTTGTATGCCTTGGCAGATGCTTTTTCAAACTTAGATGTATCAACACCCGGTTCTTTTATGTTTAAGACATTCACATCGCCCGGAATTCCAGGTGTTTGTGTTTGTTTTATTTCTGCTACGTCTGCCATATTTTATCCTTTTAACTTAAAATAAAATCTGCTGCTAATTTCCCATAAGAACTCTTGTACCCTTGTGCCTTGGTTGCACCTTCAAATCCTGCCCATAAATCGCCAAACGAACCGGCATCTCCACCTTTAAGAATACTGTCAAGACCTGTTTCTCCGCCTATGCTAAGCAAAACTGCGTCTTCTGCCGCTTTAATGCCTGATTCTACCAACTGGCCCGTCAACTGATATTTAGCTAGTTTCTGACCTATCTTTGCTTGTTCCTGATAAGATTTATATGCGGCTTTGTCCATATTTACATTACTTGTGGCTATTGCTATATCCTGTGTAATATTATACGCAGATTCTTTATGTTTTTCAAGTATATTACTCATAGAAACACGAATACCATGAGAAGCCGTTTGCACAATATCATTAGCAACCGCAGTATTAAACTTATCTTGCAACTTGTTTTTGATAGTCAACAACTTATTATCCAAAGCATCCATTTTATTTTGATATGCTTGAATAGTGTTTTCTGTTTGCAAGTTGAGATTTTTATTACGCATACCGAAGAAAGCTAGATTGTCGAAGAATTGTAACAAATCTCCAGCAGAACCAAATATTTGGCTTTCAAAATCGCTTATGCGTGCCTGTGATAATGCGTTTGTATCTTCCATCTTAGCTATCCAATGTTCCGTACTCTATGTTCATCAGTAATGATTCTAGATGGAACATTGCCCCATTTTTGTTGGTTATTGTGTATTTAATCTCGTCTTTCATCCCTGTTACGCCATAAAAGCATATATGGTCTGTGCGTGGATTCATATACCCAGTCTTTCCATTTATAGTTATAGCACCTGCTGGGGTGTCATGTACAGACATTTGTGCCTTTCCAATGCGTTTCATAACAGATTTGGTCTTTCCGCCCACGTCAATCGGGTGTGAACGAACTATTGCATCAATAGAAAGCCCAACAGTAACATTTGTCAAACTAGAAATATCTGATTGTATTTCCCCGTATTCGTCTGTTGTGCTTGAGAACTTAAATTCGCCATTTGCATATATATTTATTGGCGCATTGGCTATTGTCTTAAATTCGGGTGTAGTTTCTGGGTTTTTTATTCCATCTATAACGTAATAATTCTTAGAACCAAACGAGAACACTTCGCCAGTCATATCCATTTGCCCATCAAAGTCTAATACTGCAGGCAATACAACATTATTATTATTCCCAGAATAGTTATTTGGGGATGCCTGGCTTAATGTAACCATGAACAAAACACCGTCTTTCAAGTTAACGCTACTATGAATCATTGGTGTATTGTCGTTATGTACAACAACATAAGTACTATCAGGATTATATTGTTTATATTCGGATTGAACCGTTGTTTTTATTTTCCATCTATTCCAAATCATAGCCTGATTTTCAGGAACGAAGTTGCAAACACTTACTCTTGGATAGTTTGCATCGTCTTTATTTATCAAGAATAAATACTTTCCTGTGCTGTTTATTTTATCTTCATAACCAGCAAGGCAATATGGATACCATACCAAATCATGCGGTGCTGCAGTATTGATATTCGAAGATTGGAAGATATTGCTTTGGAATTCATACTGCATAGCTTTTATTTGATTCCCTGTAGCATCACAATATAAACACAAAGATTCAAAAACAATAGGTTTGCAATCTCTAAAAGAGCCGTTACCCGACTGTTTTACAACAGAACCACTTTCATAGGCATATTCATAGGAATCTGTCATAATCTTTAGTCCGTTATAATCAACTAAATGCAATATTTTTTCTTTATATTGCGTAAGAATATCAAGAGTAATTGCTTCGTTTTCTTGATTATAGTCGTTCTTAAAGTCGTTATATTTGGCTATTTGTGAGCCAATAGTAAGTGCGTACGATTCCCCACTTGCTTCAGCAGAACCTTCTGCCCAATCGCCAGCCCACAATCTTTGTTCTATAAACAATAATTGCGTTGGGTGCGGAAATGTTTCTTGAAGATGATAGTTTGGTGTTAATGAAGT